GTAGTCAGAGACGTCGAGCAACGGTAGGATTCTGTGATTTATGAGGCTCTCAATCCTCTTGTGAAACGACTCGACAACGTCATACCAAGCCTCTAATTGCTGTTCAGGGTTGCTCATCTTGCCCGTCTGAACCCATCCAAGTTTCATCGGAGGAATGCCAAAGACAGCACATATCTCCTCACGGTAGTAGTAAAGCAAATCAAGGTGCTGACCGTCTTTTATCGAGTCAATCAAGCGGTGTGTTTGGAACCCTGTTCCACCGTTCACAGCGACGAGACCGAAGGGTGACTTGCCTGTGCTCAATTGTTGCTCAAGCATGGCAAGCATGGTCTTCATCTCGGCATTGCTAATGTCACCCACGTTCAAGATTGTCTTAGGCAATGTGCCTGTGAATTGCTCATTGATGTAGTTTGACAGATTCAATTGACCTGCTATCGTCTGCAATAGGGGGACTACGGGTGAGATTCCGTAGCCTCTGCCCGTCTTGTATTTTGATATGTGCAACAATTTGTTGGATGCAAACCTGCGTTGCATACCGTTGAGTGTCTGAACGTATGCCATTTCAGGTGGAGCAGGCAACCGCTCGTTAGGAATAATCTCGATTGTATCAGCCGCAACAGGCCATATCGAAGCCAATTTACCACCAAACGTCCAATCGACGCCATCGTTCTCGGACGTGTCTCCTGTGCCGTCTAATTCAAGGTAGGCATCACCAAACAGCGTCAGGTCATAGACGAGGGTTTCAAGCCACTCGTCGCCCATATCTTCGGGGTTTGGCATCTTGAAGAACATACGGAGACGCTCAAGGTCAGCAGGGTTGCCCTTCTCTATACCGTCGGCCAATTCAAAGCGATAGCCGTTGCCTATGACGTCATCGACACATCGTCTGATGATTGCGGCAATAACCTCACTCTTGAGACTGATGTCACGAATCAGAGAATAGGACACGCCTGTGGCCGCTCCTGTCTTAGCACCTGTTCGCTTGTCAATCGTAGTGGCAGTCCCGATTCGGGACAGTGAGGCGAGAGCCTTGTAGTCAATTTCATCGTCGCTGACGGCTTTGTCCCGTCCTCGACCGAAGATTCTGAAACGCTTTCGCTCGGCCATGAACCTCTTGTAAGCCCACAGGTTCTAAACCCTGTCGGCTCAAGGCCAATAAACTACGGGGCCACCGTCTTCACACTTGGCATCCCATTCATCGAATGCGTCCTGTGTGGAGATAACGAAGGCCGTGCCGTCTTTGTTATCCATGATTTCACAAGGGTAGCCAACCGTTGTTTCAGGTGCATACCAAAGTTTTCGTTGTCTCATGTCTGCTACAAACAGACACGCTTCTCCAATTGCCATGAGTCGCTTTTGCTTCGTCATGTTTTACCCTATGGGTCGCACCTATATAAGTGTTGTGCCTATTCTTCTTGAGATATAGTCGCTCTGACCTTTTCCATCTCCATTTCGTGCTCGTGTTGAGCGGAGGCACGCTCTAACTCGTGCTTGACACGCAGTTCAGTCATCTTGCCCTCGTTCTCGGAGTCGGGGGTCATCAATTGAATATCGACAGTGGTCTCCTGTTTGAATAGGTCGAGGAGATTGGTGATAATCAGTAGGGCAGGGCCACCCACGATACCGATAACCGTCAATTGATTCTCGGTGATTTCAATTTGATTGACGACGCTCTGATACACCGCCAATGATGCAAAAGACACCCACGCCAATACGATTGGGACAGAGACGAACCAAAACAGACTCTTCGTGCTATTGCGCTTCATATGGTTCCTCCTTGTCATTCGTGGTTCATAACGCCATCGGGATTCCGATTGAGGCCGCAACGAGCGTCCCGACTCCGACGAGGAGTTTGTTGATGCCTGCCTTGATATATTGCTCGATACCCTCCTTGAAGTCGAGGAGCGAGTCAATGTCCTTGCGAGCCAAGATTTGCTCTTGTTGTATCTTGTCAATATCCTCTGCGATATGTGCGAGATGGTTGTCACGAATCGTAACAACATCCTGTCGAAGCCCCTTGAGCATCTCAAGCATAACTGCGTCAGCATCTCCCATGTTGCATCCCAAAATCGGAGGCGGTTTAAGACCGTGACTCCTTGAATCAGAAGATTGACGAATGCCGCACCAAACAATATCCAACCGACTGCGAGTATAAACTCCATCTCACGCACCGAAGGTTCTCATTTCAGGCATACCTGCTCCGTCACCAATTTCAACAGCAAGTCGAGCATAGAGAAGTGCGTGAAATGCGTGGTCATCCCCGTCACGTCCATACTTGGTCAAAGTCTGTCCTCTCACGGGTCGAGTGTTCTTCTCGTCGTTCTCCATCGAGGATGTCAGACAGCACCACTCGTGTGCCACCCATGCAAGTGATTCATCCCGATAGGGTAGCGAGACCTCCTTATTCTTGATTGCTTCAATCGTCCTCTCAACGTAGGTCGTTCTATCGACGACGCACATGAAAATCAGGTTGCGGTTGTTGTCTCGCTTCTTGTATTCGTATGGTGTCATGGGACGAGATGAATAGTAGCAAGAGCGGACACGCTCACCAAACTCCTCTTGCAGTTCCTTGACCTGACGAGCACCGTAACCGATGTCACATACCACCTGCACACAATTGTAGTCGAGAATCAGTTTTTTGATTTCAGCGACTTCGTCTTGGTCGCCCGAATCTCGTGAGTTCAGTTTGACTGCGTTGAGTATGTTGCCCCTATTATCTGTGATAACCACAGTGGTCTCACGTCCCCAATCCACGCCCATGAACGACTCCTGTGGAGGAGCAACACCTCTGACGACATCACGCTCCCTATCGAAAGTCGGTAGCACCTCATCGAAGGTCAGTGGCTTGGTTGCACCTGCGAAAAACTCACCCATAACCTCGTTAGCAAAGCGTCGTGGTGTGTAGGTCTCCTTCTTTTGGGCTATGTCCTTTTCAGAGATGTCAGGGTGCATCAATTGGGAGATATGGTAGCCGATAATGTTCGCCTTGCTCTCACCATGCACCCACGATTCAGATTCACTGTCCCACTCGCCTTTGGTGGACTTCTCCCACAGTTTCCAAAACTCCGAGCCTTGCTCACGAGCCGTCCCCGATACGACCACCCACTTGTAGTCAGATTGGGCGAGCATCTCGACCAACATCGGTAGGATGTCACCTCCACTGTCCTGATACTCGTCGATGCAACACAAATCGGCCTCGATACCCAAGAGGGCGTGAGCATCTCCCCAATTGGAATACGAATACAGGTGATTCGGAGTCTTCGCTCCAACGTCGAATGATTGGTGGCTCACAGATGCCTTGACTCGTGACTTCATCAGACAGCCGTTGTTGATTGACCCCATCATTGCTCCATTGAGCCTCTCCTCGACGAATCTCGTCACTTGGGGCTGACGGGGGGCTGTATAGACTGCGTTGAAGTAAGGTATGTTTAACAGGCCGTAAAGCAGTAAATTGCAGATGGTCTCGGTCTTCTCGACCTTTCGACTACACTTGAGGACGACCATCTTGGTCGAATCGTTCTTCTCCCTCGCACCGAAGTGCCTGTATATCTCCGTCAGGTATTGACGCCCTTCAAGCCTGAATGGCTTGCCGTCAATCGTGCGAAAGTAGCACGACCACCTGTCGGGGTATAGTGCAATCTCCCGTGCCTGCTCGGCAGTCAGACGCCCCGTTTGACCCTCCGCCATACCCCCTCATGGGGAGGCGGGGTTTGAAACCGTTGCGGGTGTTCAATGATGTTGTCCGCACCCGCAGGTTGGTTCAGGTTGGCGGGTTATGATTCTCCATAGGCGAGACGCCTTTGCTTGTAGCCACCACCACTTCTCGCTGATTGCGTTGTTGATGGTGTAGTAAAGGCCATACTTGAGGTAAAAGTGAGCCTCAAATGCGTGCCATCGGCAAGGGATTCCGAATAGGCTACAACGGTCTTTGTCACAGCACATTGTCTTGCCGTCCTCTTCGTCAATCCTACCGACCCAATGGAACATCGGGTATTCGGTATAGACCAAATCGACTTCTTCGGCATCCGAAAGGTCGTAGCCGATTCCGTTGTTAATGTATGACGGGTTGCGTGGGCCAATGTAGGTATCGCTCATCATGTAGTAGGGTTCTTCGTTTTCCATGTTGTTCGCCTCTGTCCTATGGTAGGTGTGTCTCCTATATAACCATTGTGTTGAAAGATTCAGCCCCATCGAATGTTGAATCGCTTTGCACAAACAGGGCCGACGCCTGCGGTCAAGGAACGCTCGTCGGTGAGTTTGCGAGCACAGCAAGCACAGTTTCCTGAACGCTGTCCGTATGCAAGCACATACGCACCTACGCCCATATCGACCATATCGGTTAGAATAGCCTCTGCACCTGCCTTGTAGTAGCCGTCACGAGCCATGAAGACACCTTGAGGAGTAATCTTGCCGACATACTTGCGGTTGCACTTGACATAGACGTGGTCAGGGTTCTTGCCGTGAGAAGGAGCAAGTGAGAGTGTGAGAGTCAAGCGACCCATGTCGAATGTCAATTGGGTCTTGTGACCCTTCTCGCCTGCCTTCATGAATGCGACGACGTCAGAGAATGGAGCATCTTGCTCGCTTTCCATAACGCTCATTTGCATTTCAGAGTCAGCACCGTCGATTGCTTCGTTAGCAAGTTTGGCTCCCCATTCACATTGGGATGTGCTTAGGTATGCCTTTCTTTCGTATTGACTCATCAGACTGTCGATGAATCCTGTGCGCTTTAGACCGCACTCTTCGACTGCTTGAGTCATCAGTGTGTATGCTTCTTTTGGGGTAGGGGTTGTGTCCGCCATGTTACAGGGTAGGTGGTTCCCCTATATAAGCCTGCCTCTCAAAGGTTATCGTTCAAGAGTTTCAAATCCTGTGGTGGTCGTGGTGTAATCGCCCAATAGAGGCCACATCCTATGCCATTTGGGAGCCTGCCACAGATATACACGATGTTCGGCCATGTCGTGCCGTCGCCAAGCGTAAGGACGTCGATAGGGCCAAGCCTGCCACAGCAGGGGCATTTAGGGACAGTCCCGATTCCTGTCACGATTTTCTCGTGAGACTCGACTCCTACATCGACGTTAGTAGGAACGATAATCGCACGGGGTATCGGTTGATTAAGTAGCCATCTCGTCATCCTTCTTCTCTCCTATGAAGTAGCCGCATTCAGAGCACCACACCCTCACACGCCCGTCATCGTATGTGCGTGGAGCGATACCAAACGCTAATCCGTTGTGTGGATTAACGAGGAACACGCCATGTATCGGTGCATCACAGCCGTTGAGACACTTGAGCATCTCAATCACCCTAACTCGTGAAAGTCGATGTGTTGCTCGACAATGCGATTGACACATTTGTTACAAACGGTATGCTTGCCAATAGACTGACAGCCTACACCATAGATAACAGGTGATTGCACCTTGCACACTACACAGTGAACCTTTGACAGGGTCATACCGTTGCCTCCGTCATCTTCTTGTAAAACTTGCCGATGAGTTTGTGTTGCTTCTCTGACAAGAATCCCATAGTGCCTTCTTGGGCGACACAAGACCTAACGAAGTCTTGCTCCCAATTGTTGAGTTTGCTCATTGCCAATTCGTTATCCATGATTTGCTTTGCTTTGCTCTCGGCAACGCCTCCTCGCTTATCGTTCTCAATAACCATCTCATAGAATGATTTGGACGACCATTTCAGACCTGAAACACCGTAGCGTCGAATGTGGTTCTCTGTCATTGAAATCATGCTTGATGCCGCAGGTTGAATCCAACCCTTATCGACTTGCTCCTCCGCCATGTATCTGAAATTGGTTGCCAAGAATGACTTGCTGTTGATGGTATGGAGACCCGCAGTTTTGAGTCTTGAACCGTGTGTGTGGAGACGTGTGCGAGCCGCAACAAGCATACGCTCTCGCTCTGCGATTGCATCGTCAAGGTCGATTGCATCAAACCACTTAAAGGTCGATGTGTTTCGACTGATGTAGCCCTTCTTGTCAAGCATTCTCAACGCTCGCTTGCTGTATTGAATGTCCTCTTTGAAATATAGCCAATCCTCTCTGATGACGCCTTCAAGGTAGTCTCGTGCCTTCGGGTAGTCCATGTTAAACTTGCTCGTCCAAAAGCGGTCTTTGGCCTTCGCCATTTGAGTCTTCAAGTAGTCCTTCTTGGCATCTCCTGTCAGTCCTTCGACACCGTCAGTGATAATCTCGATGTGCTTATACACACACTCGTTACCTACGACGATGTCAAGTCCCTGCACGTCGTCAATGATGTGACAGGCTTCACGAATGTGCTTCTTGCCACAGAGGGTGCAAGTCTCGTCATGCACAAACTCTGAACGG